GTATTACAGGCAAAAGCAAAGAAGCTAATGCTGAACTTGCAAGACTAGCAGAACTTTCAGGTGTATCTGCTCCACAAGAGATGGAAACTGAAGGGTCAGGCATGGAAGCAGATGAAGTTCAAGATATTCTTGCCAAGCATCCTAAAGCGGCAGCGGCACTAAAACAAGGTGCTGATATTATGGACCATGACGACTTATACGATGATTTATATTCATACTTTGCTGATTCAGGTGATATGCCATATGGTACACAAAAAGCTAGAGATGGCGACCCGTACGAATGGGTACACGATAAGCTAGATTCTCTAGGATTACTTGGAGAAGAAGCAACTGAAGATACTTCTTATAGTATTAAAGGCAAAAGCGAAGAAGCTAATGCTGAACTTGCCAGAATAGCAAATGTAGACGAATGGGATACTGACCCAGAAGAACATAATCAAGCCGCGATCGAGTCTTGGCATGATGAAGTAGTTAGTGCAATCACTGATCGAAACATAACATTTCCAATAGCAGACAACGAAATTCAAAAAATAGCAGATGATGTTGTAGATGATTGGAGCAATGGAAATGGACCTGACGAGCATACAATTTTATCTATTATTGATAACGAAAACGATCAAGTCAATCAAGACCAAAAAGATGAAGCTACGTTAGAGCACGAAGCTACTTTAGAAGCAATTAGAAATATATCTTTTAGATAACATTAACAAGATACAAACTCAATAGGACCTCCGGGTCCTATTCTTTTGAGTAAATACTTGTATGAACAAATTGAGTGTAATACAAAACTGTAAAACAGTTGAATCGTTTCCGTATCCTTATGTGGCTGTTGACAATGCATTGCCGCAAAATGTATACAACGAATTAGAAAAATCATTTCCTGAAGACTTAGTATGCAGTACTGACGCAGGTGATGAAGGCATTTGTTATAGATATAAAAGCCGACAGGCGCATGTAGATGCAGTTATGCCGGCTATATGGGAAGACTTTTTTGAATTTCATACTAGTCCAGAATACTTTAGAGATTGTGCTAAGTTATTTGAAAAGGGCATATTACAATATTATGGCGAAGAGTTTTACGAAAACTTAATTACAGATACTGTAGGGGTGCGCAAACTGTCAAAAGGTAAACATGTTACCGACTGTCAACTTGTAGTACACGAACCAGTTGACCAAACAAGTACATCAAGAACTCCGCACTTAGATAATCCAAAAGAAATATACGCAGGGTTGTTGTATATGAAAAAAGATATTGACAAATCAGCAGGTGGAAACTTTACAATACATCAAACTATTAAAGAAGTAAAAAGTTTTAAACCCTTACAAACACGGGTTGTAGAAGATGATATACATATTCCGCATGTTGAAATTCCGTATAAAGCAAATAGTTTTGGTATGTTTTTAAATGTTGCCCACAGTGTACATAGTGTTACTCCGCGAATTGATCCTATTGAGCGCAGACGCAGTGTTAATATTATAGGTGAGTTTATGAAGCACGGTAGAATGTGGGAGGTTGAACCCTAATGGCAACAGCACTAGACGGCGTCTTAATTAAGAAAGCAAATAGACAAGAAACGTTTACTGAAGAACAAATTGCAGACTTAATGAAGTGTATGGAGCCAGATGATGGATACATGTACTTTGCTAGAAAGTTTGCAACTATTCAACATCCTGTAAGAGGTAAACTTATTTTTGATCCGTTTGAATATCAAGAACGTCTACTTGCAAGCTATCACAACTATCGATTTAATATTAATATGTTGCCTAGACAAACAGGCAAAACAACATGTGCGGCAATCTACTTAGCGTGGTACGCAATGTTTGTACCTGATCAAACTATTCTAATTGCCGCACACAAGTATACAGGCGCACAAGAGATTATGCAACGTATACGCTATCTCTATGAAATGTGCCCAGACCATATACGTGCCGGTGTTACAAACTACAACAAAGGTAGTATTGAATTTGAAAACGGATCACGTATTGTTAGTGCTACAACAACAGGCAACACAGGACGTGGTATGTCTATATCATTACTATACTGTGATGAGTTTGCATTTGTACAACCTAATGTTGCTATTGACTTTTGGACTTCTATATCTCCTACACTAGCTACTGGTGGACGAGCAATTCTTACAAGTACACCTAACAGTGACGAAGATACTTTTGCTACAATTTGGAAAGGTGCTGAAGATAAGTTTGACGAGCATGGCAATGAACAAGAACTAGGCCAAAATGGGTTTCATAGTTTCCGTAGTTATTGGGAAGAGCATCCAGATAGAGATGCTAAATGGAAACAAGAAGAACTAGGACGCATTGGCGAAGAAAGATTCCGTCGTGAATATGACTGTGAATTCCTTGTGTATGATGAAACACTTGTTAACAGTATTAAACTTGCAACTATGGAAGGCACTACTCCACTAATTAATATGGGACAAACCCGTTGGTATAAAAAGCCAACACCAGAGTATACATACGCTGTTGCCCTTGATCCTAGTATGGGTACTGGTGGCGACAACGCCGCTATACAAGTATTTGAATTACCTAGTTACATACAAGTAGCTGAGTGGCAACATAACACAACAGCTATTCCTGGACAAATAAGAGTGCTTGCAGATATCTGCACATACTTGCAATCAGAAACTAGCAACACTAACGGTATATATTGGAGTGTTGAAAACAATGGTATAGGCGAAGCATGTTTACTTGTTATTAATGACTTTGGTGAAGAGAATATACCTGGACTATTTGTAAGTGAACCTATGCGCAAAGGACATGTAAGAAAGTTCCGTAAAGGATTTAACACTACACATGGTACTAAAATTACAGCATGTAGTAGACTTAAAACTATGCTAGAGAATGATAAAATGACTATACACAGTAAACCTTTTATATCAGAGCTTAAAAACTTTGTTGCAACAGGTAGTAGTTACCAAGCTAAAGGTGGCCAAAGTGACGACTTAATAAGTGCTACACTACTTGCGCTTAGGATGATGGCAGTACTTAAAGACTGGGACCCGGCAATTTATAATACCTTCAATCAAGTAGATCAAATTGAAGATTACGAACCGCCCATGCCTATCTTTATTAGTAGTAGTTATTGATAAATACTTACATGTTAGATTTAGATAAAATAAGTGAAGAGTTGTTTAATAAGATACGCGGCCGCTTCAGTGAAGTAACTATCGGCGACCAAGAAGGAACTGTAACTAATGTTCCTAAGGATGCTAGGTATTTTGACTTTAAATACGATGAAGATAGTAATGTTAGCGTCAGCATAAGCGAAAAAGACGGGGTTACTGTTATGTACAGTAACGAACTGTTTAATAAAGAACAAAGTATTCAAAAAAGTAATTGGTATAGTTTCTTAAAAGAACTTAGGAGTTTTGCTAGGAAAAGACTTTTAAACTTTGACGTTAGGGATATCACAAAGTCAAATTTAAACAAAAGAGATTATAAATACCTAGCAACAAATTCCGGAGACGACAACATGACAGAATCAAAATTATACGGAACTGGTAAAGTAAGTTACCAAAACGTAGACAGCGCAAGAATAGTTATTAAGCACACTGAAAGTGTTAACCAAGAACGTGCAGGCGGACGCACACAAAAAATTGGAACTATTCATATTGAAAGTGTAGAAGGCGAACGCTTTAAGTATCCGTTCAAACATTTGAATGGTGCAAGAGCAATGGCACGACACGTAGCAGAAGGCGGTAATGCGTATGATGACTTTGGCAAACACATTGTTGGTATGTCAGAAGAGCTTAGTAAGCTAAAGAAATTTAAGAATCATATGTCAAGAAACGGTGTCATGGCCGAAGGTCTTGCAGAATACAGTGACGTAGTAAATGATCGTATTGACGCAGTAAAACGTACAGTAGAAACACTGCAACGTAAAAATGTATACGCAGAAGCAGTTGCAAATTTTGAATCAACTATACTTGAAGACGTTCCGGATGATGTTTCAAGTAACTGGATTGACCAACTTACTATTCGACAGTTTAACGAAGAACTATCAGATGTATTTCCGTATATCTATAAGCTAGTAAGCGAGCATACTAAAGCATTGTCACTTGGACCTCAAGAGTTATTGGGCGAAGCAGTTGGTCAACAGATTTTCTTAGACTTTAGCAAACATTTAACAGACATTGAACGTACAGGCGATATGGAAGAATTTACTGCAAAACTTGAAGGACTAGGTTATAAAGCCGCCGACTCAGAAGACTATGAGATCGATCTCGACGATGTACCTGTTAATGTTAAAATAGACGCATTTGGTAATGTACAAGAAGGCGAATTTAAAATTGTTAGTGTTACAGGTGACGATGGTACACAATATGTACTAGACCAAACTGACACTTGGGATATAGATCATTATACTGATGCTTTCAGTGACGCATTAGCAACTGAGTCAACAGAAGAAATTGGAATTGATGCACACTTTGACGGCATGATGGGACAGTTTGGCGAAGAAACAGCAGAAGAAACAATGGTATGTAAAGACTGTGGTGATGAAATGCACAAGCCCACATCAGATTGCAAACACGATTGTGATGATGAAAGCGGTAGCTGGTGGATGCCAAAATCCGAATCAAGCTACAATGAAGAAGAAGTTAGCGAAGCATACATTAACACAAGTAAAGATGCTATTGATGTACTAGGTGCATTACGTGGCAAAGGTAAAAAGATTGAACGTGGACAAGACGATGATCAAGGCAACTTAGCAAACGCATATGCAAACGATGTATGGGATGTATATAGTTTCATTGAAGCAAGAACAAAAGGCTTTAAAGGATTAGATAAATCTGCTATGGCATCTATTGAAGCAATGATGAAACTACGCGGCGAAGCTAAGAAATTAGAGCGTGACGCAGATTCGGGTAAGAACGGCAAGTTTGGTAATCAAATTGTAAACACGTTGTACCCTGTAATAGAGTACTTATACACAACTGACTTTGACAGAAATGCCAAAGAAGATGAAGCAGAATGCGACGATGATCCAGCAATGGGCAAAGAAGGCGCACCTGCACCTAAAGAGCAAAAGACTCCATTAGGTGAGTTTATTGTTAGTTACTACGACAGAGAAGCAGGCGAATTTCCAAAAGGCGAAACAGCAATACTTACTATGATCGAAAAGGACTATGGCGAACAGTATATTACTCCTGCTAAAGAGTTTATTGAGAAGTTGCAAGCAACTGTAGAACAACATCAAATGCAAAAACAACCACAGCAAATGGAAGCACCAGACACAAGCGAGCGTGACAGAATTCGTGAGTTAGCAGGACTACGCTAACCCACTTATAAGTTTTATTTCTTTTTCTTTAAAAAAGACTTGACATTGTTCAGTATCTGTTATATAATAATAACTGTGCTGTAACATTAAAGGCACTGTAGCAATGTAGCTACACACTAGAACAAACATAGGCACTATTAGGAGGCATTAACTATGGCATCATTAGCAGAAATACGAGCTAAACTTAAAGAACAAGAAGTTAAAACTGGAGGCGGACAACGCACTGGCGGAGACAATGCAATTTATCCTTTTTGGAATATTGCAGAAGGTCAAAGCGCAACTATCCGATTCCTTCCAGATCGAGACGAATCCAACACATTTTTCTGGACAGAGAGACTTATGATTAAGTTACCTTTCTCTGGAATTAAGGGCGAGCCTAACAGCAAGCCTGTACAAGTACAAGTACCTTGTATGGAAATGTATGGCGACAACTGCAATATTTTAGCAGAAGTACGCGGTTGGTTTAAAGACGCAAGTCTAGAAGACATGGGTCGTAAGTACTGGAAAAAGCGTTCATACGTATTCCAAGGCTTCGTAACAGATAATCCGTTACAAGAAGACTCTACACCAGAGAATCCAATCAGACGCTTTATTATTGGACCACAAATCTTTCAAATCATTAAACAGGCTCTTATGGATCCTGATATGGAAGAGTTGCCAACAGACTACACAGGTGGCGTAGACTTCCGTCTTAACAAAACTAGTAAAGGTGGTTATGCAGATTACAGCACATCAAATTGGGCACGTCGAGATCGTCCATTAGGTGATGCAGAAATGCAAGGTATTGATACACACGGGTTATATAACCTAGGTGACTTCCTTCCAAAGAAGCCAGACGCAATTGCAGTAAAGATTATGCAAGAAATGTTTGAAGCATCAGTTGACAATCAACCATATGATGCAGATCGTTGGTCACAATACTTCCGTCCAGCAGGTATGCAGTCACGTACAGGCGATCCAAATATCGCAAGTGCAGGCGGCACAGCAACTTCGAGAACTGCGGATGCACCAGTTGCAACTCCAGTAGTAGAAGCAGTAGCGGCACCTTTTGCGGCAGACGTAGCAACAGCTGAAGCATCTTTTGCGGCACCAGTTGCAGAAGCGGCACCAGCGGCAGCGGCACCAAGCGGCGATGCAAGTGATATACTTGCAATGATTCGCGCCAGACAAGCCTAAAATTAGGTACACCATGTAGGGGAGAAATCCCCTACACTACTTTGACTTTTTAGGAGAAAACATGGCTAAGTCATTCGACGTAAGCAAGTTCCGTAAGGACTTGACTAAAAGTATCTCAGGCATGAGTACAGGATTTAACGATCCTACTGATTGGATCAGTACAGGATCATATGCACTAAACTATCTTATCTCAGGAGACTTTCATAAAGGTGTTCCACTAGGTAAGGTTACTGTGTTTGCAGGTGAATCAGGAGCAGGTAAGAGTTATTTCTGCGCTGGCAACATTGTAAAACACGCACAGGATCAAGACATCTTTGTAGTACTAATTGACACAGAGAATGCACTTGACGAGAGCTGGTTGCAGGCATTGCAAGTAGACACAAGCCCAGAAAAGTTACTCAAACTCAATATGAGTATGATCGACGATGTGGCAAAAACTATCTCAACATTTGTTAACGACTATCGTGCAATGGACGAAGAAGACCGTCCTAAGGTATTGTTTGTAGTTGACTCATTAGGTATGTTACTAACACCTACTGATGTTGATCAGTTTAACAAGGGTGATATGAAAGGTGATATGGGTCGTAAGCCTAAGGCATTGACTTCACTTGTTCGTAACACAGTTAACATGATTGGCTCATTAAACGTTGGACTAGTATGTACTAACCACACATATGCATCGCAAGATATGTTTGACCCAGATGATAAAATTAGTGGCGGCGCAGGCTTTATCTATGCATCAAGTATTGTTGTTGCAATGAAGAAGATGAAGTTAAAAGAAGATCTAGACGGCAATAAGATCTCAGAAGTTATGGGTATACGTGCTGGTTGTAAAGTAATGAAGACTCGTTATGCAAAGCCTTTTGAAGGTGTGCAAGTGAAGATTCCTTATGAGACTGGTATGAATCCGTACAGTGGTCTAGTTGAATTGTTTGAGAAGAAGAACTTGTTAGTTAAGCAAGGCAATCGACTCAAGTACATTGACTTAAATGGTGAAGAACATCTTGACTATCGCAAGCAATGGTTAGGTCCTAAGCTAGACACTATTATGGCAGAGTACGATGAAAAGATGAAGCCGTCAGTAGTTGTTGATGATGTCATGGAAGATGCAACCGAAGAGCAAATTGAGGAAGCAACTACTAATGAATGATGAACAGATCGTAGAGGTATGGGTTATTTTTAAAGAGTACCTAGATAAGAAGCATATTGAAATGGCTGCAGAGCGTTATGTTGATATGTTAGCCGACTATGGTACTGGCGAAGAAGTGCTAAGAGAGTGCTTCGGTAGCTGTAACGTTTTAGATCATGCAATTAATTATTATCTAGAACTTGATACCGAAGACTCACACGATGATGAAGACGACTTAGGTTGGGAAGAATAAATGGGTTGGTATAGCGAAGTAAGTAGAGACATCAGTAAGATACCTGATGCTGTTGCATTTTTTGAAAAAGAACTGCATGAAGCACGATTAGAGGTTAAGCTATCTGGTAACGTAGAGCGCTCTGCTTCGGCTATGCCAGGCATTGTTGAACATCGCTTCCACCAGTTACAAGAAGTAGAAGCGATCCTGCACTATTTAAATATTGAGCTACGTAGGTTGCGTAGCTCATTTTTTAAGAAATATCTTGAAAACTATCAAAGGGCATTGT